GCGCGCGAGAGATCGCCAATCCGGATTGAGCTTCGGCCCGGCTCAGGCTCAACATCGCGCCAGCCTTGTGGGCCTCGATCTCGGCCGCCACCCGCGCCTGTTCGGCTTCCAGCTCCGCTTGCGCCACCGCTTGCTCGGCTTCCCGTTGGCGTTGCTGGGCCGCAAGCAACTCGTTTGCCGCCCGCAGTTTTCGTTCCTCTAGGGTCTCGGCGTCACGCATCCGATGATCGTGCCGCAAATGATCCCGCTTCAAGAACCGCGAGGGCTTACGCGGCTCGAGACGTTCCGGAACGATACCGACCCGCGTGATGCCGGCGGCGCGGAATTGCGCTAGCCGACCGGAGTTGTGCAGCTTGACCGTTAACGTGTTGGCCGCTGACCGCACGCGTGCGTCACCGACCTTCCGTAGCACCGGGAGAACCTGGCGGTACATCGGTTGCGGCTTGCGCCGACCGAGCGCGGCGCCGGCGGCCTGCCTGGTCACCTGCTGCACCAAGGCCGCCGCGATGCCCGCGAACTCGCGACCGGCGAGCTCGCGGAACACCGCCGGCAGTGGCGCGGCACCGGGAGGCGTGTGTGTCAGCGCACTGCCTACTGCAAATCCGGAAGCGTAGGCGCGCTCGAGGAACCGCTCCCACCAGCGGCCACCGAGCAACTGCGCGTTAACCGTCTGCTCGAACCATTGCATGAACGCCGCGAGCCGATTACCCGGATGCGGCAGCAACTGCGCCAGCGGATTGCCGCGCGCCGCCATCAGGTCGTGCTCGACCAGCATTGTGTGCGTCAGCGAGCGTACTCGCGCCAGGCGGCGATTGCCTTCGGCCAGGAACGATCGCCGCAGGCCCGCCGTGCCGGTCGGGTCGCTCACCGAACGGCGCCTCCCGCAGCGTCGGGCACATCGATCGCCACCGCAAACTCGCGCAGATCTTGCTGCGGCACGGGAGCGGCACGCGTGCCCGAGCGAAACTTGATGAAAGCCACGGCACGCCCGACATCATGCGAGATGAGCACCGCCGCACCCGGAACCACCACCGGCAACGTCACCTCATGACCATCGAGCGTGAATAGATCATTGTAGAACACGCCGTCCGTGCTGATCTGGAACGTCAGCGGCGCCGCCTCCGACCAGGCACCCGGCATGGTGATCCGCACCAGTTCGCCTGGCGTGCAGTCGATTTCATTCGAGAGCGACTCGCCGGCGTCGATGAATGGGCCGTTCAAGACCTGCAAGGTCATGAGTTTCTCCTTACGGCGCTGGAGGCATAGGCTTGGGTGGTGTTGGTGGCGGCGGCGGCACGTTGGGATCACCCGGCGGCGCATTCGGATCGGGCGGCTGCCCCGTGAACGGAGCGAGCTGCGGCGGTGGTGCGGGCGCGTTCTGCTCCTCGATCGTATCGCCCTCGGCCGCCGCATCCTGGAGCGCCTGCTCGAGCCCTGGATAGAACCCGTCCTCAATCAACTGATTGATGCGCGCATGCGCCAGCGCGGTCGCCGGGATCTGGCCCTCGTCAGCGTCGATCTTGTAGGTCTGCGCCTTCTTCAGCGCCAAGTCCGCCTTCTCGCCGTCGGTCTGTTGCCACAGCGAGTTCCATTCGTAATAGATTTCGTCGGGCCGGTCGCCCAACGACGAGCGGATTAGCACCTCGTCGAGAATGTTCATCGCCGGTGTCAGGTTGACCGACTGCTCGCTCGCTAGCCGATCGTAGTAATTCCGGAAATCTGCCTCACCGGTGGTGTTGAGGCCGCGATGCGGAAGACCCAGAAACCGCGAGGCTGGAATATCGGCGGCGCCCGACGTGATCTGCAGGTAGGCCGTCAGCAAGGCCTCGGCTCCCGCCAGGTTGGTCCCGATGCGCTGCCACTCCTCGCCGGAATCCAGCAGGATGGTGTTGATGATCGACTTGGCGGCGTTGGCGTTCTTAAACCGGCTGATGATCTTTTGCGTGCCGGGGGCGGTCGACAGCTCCTCGCTTAGGTTGGGCACCTTGATGACATCTATCTTCATCTCCGACATCAACGTCGCCAACGATCCAGCAATCAACCCGCACGCCTTAATGGCACTGTTGATCGGCTGCAACACGCTATCGCCGAACGATGACGTGCTCGAGGTGAGAATGTCGGGGGGCGGCAGTCCGACGAACCGCACGACGCGCGACGGATGCAGTTTGACTTGCAAACCAGGCATCTGCGAGAACGACGCGGAATTGGTCAGCACGGGGCGGCCAAATCGCTCGAACTGTGTCTGCAACTGATACCAACTGGGCTGCCCCCAGTATGGCGAGCTTACGTCCCAGACTGTGTCGCCCATCGACAAATAGTGCCACGGCACCACGTGCAGGAACTTCAGATCGCCCTCGCCGACCGCTTCAGGGACGAGCTCCTCCTCTGGATTGCCGGATTCGACCCCGATGACGATGACCGAGCCGCCGTACAGCCGCGCCTTGACCAGCGCCTGCTGCACCTTCATCCGCACGAACAATTTTCGCTCGCACATCTCGAGCTTGGTGATCTGGTCCTGCTCGGCCTGCCACGCCCGCCATTCCCGCGTCATGTCAAAGGCCGGAATATCGATGCACTTGCGCGCGATCCAGTCGCCGCGATAGGCGATCTCACATTCGGCCAACGACATCGGGTCGAACGTGTATTCCTGCGACGCGAATTTGTCGCGGCCAGGCACACCGAGGCCAGCGAGCAGATTTTGCATGCCGTCACGTAGTTTTGTGACGACGCCCATCAAGCGCGAGCCTCAAACCTGTCACGCAATTTTTCGAGCATGGCTTGCAGTACGCTTTCCATCGCGCTCAGCAACGCTTCCTGTCGTTCTGGTTCGCTGCGATGGTCGCTATCGCAAACAGCAACGAGCACATCGAGTATTTGCTGATAGGTCTCGTGTTCCATTTTTAAGGTCTCAGCTCGCCATGGCGTCGAGATTGTACCCGCGCTTCTTGCGCTCGAAGCACGCCCAGGCAAGTGCCAGCGCGCATACGCAGTCGTCATGCTGTCCGGGAGGCGCTGAATAGCGCACGCCGAGCGCGGTGTATGAATATTCGAACTCGGACAACTCGATGCTGATCGGCCCTTGCGGAAAGCGCACCTTGCGTTCGTGGATCGCCAGCGCCAGACCTTCCATCAGCATCTGCTTGGATGCGCTGGTGAACCGAAACCCTTCCAGCCGCGGGCACGACAATTCGTAGACGTCCGCGCCATTGCCGCTCTTGCTGTGATCAGGGCGCTTGATCGCCTCGACGATGGGATCACCAACACCGGTCTCATCGATCAGAGCCGGCGTCCTGGCGACAAACTTCTTGATGATCTTGACTTGTTCCGACCACGGTTTCTGAAACCGCAGCGCAATGGCGACGCAGCCCTCGGCATCAAGCCCGATGCCCACCGTCCAGTCCTGCTTGCGCGCCAGATCCCAACCCCACGCAACCGCCGGCTTGCCGGACAGCGGCGCGATGCAGGCGCGTATGTGGTCGGCACCGAACGGATTTCCTTCGTCATCGCTCGGCTCGGCGAGGTAGAGCTCGCGGAACACATGGTCCGGCAGCATCGACTTGGCCGACTCGATCTCCGCGTCGGCCAGCACACCAGCCGCCACAGCGTCATAGGCCGTGAGCTTATGGTATCCGAGTTCCGGAAAGCCAGCCTCTGCCTTGCGCGCGAGCTGATAGAACCAGTTCTTTCGTCCTTTGACGTTGCCGATGATGCGGATCGGCCCGCGCGTTGCGGTGAGGGTCGAGCGGATGGCGTGCCAGCTTTCCTCTTTGAAACGCGACGCCTCGTCAATCACCGCCGCATAGACGTCTTCGCCATAGAGCGAGTCGGAATGATCGCCGCTGCGGAACGCAATCACCGCGCCGCGCGCGTTGGTCAGCGTGTGATCGCTGAGATTGACCGCGAATATCGGCAAGCCGTCCTGGTCCACGAAATGCTGGCGCATGCGGTTGAACGCGATGCGTGCCTGCAGGCTCACCGGCGCAACCCACCAGAAGTTTTGTCCGGGCGCGCCTTGCAGCGCCTTCTCGTACAGCCAAATAATGCCGCTTACGGTCTTGCCGCTCTTGCTGCTCGCCTCGATGACGGAGATGCGGCGCGGATCAAACATCGCCGCCATCTGCTTGGAATACAGCGGCGGCCGTTGATAGATGATCTCCTGCGGCACCTGCTCGAGCATTACGCCGCAGCCTCGTCGTCGACCGCAGCAGGCTGCTCCTCGACCTCCGTCGCATCACCCTCGATGGTCGCGTCGCTGTATACCTTGCCGCCGCGCTCATCGAGAATCGTGCAATTGACGATGGTGCGCTGCCGCTCGCCCTGCGGCACCATCGCGATCGCCGCCAGCCGCGGCGCCTCGTATGGCGTGATCGCCTCGAGGTATCGCAACTGCAGCATCGCGAGATCCATAAAGATCTTGTAGTCGCCGCCTTTCCGCGGCTCACCATTGGGCTCCCACGGTTGTTTGAGCGCCATCGCCGAGCCGAGATAGCGCGCGGTCTTGCGTAAGCTCGTCAGCGAGAGCTCATGCACGGCCGGCGCGTTCGCTCTGGCTTTCTCGATCGCCGCGATGGTGCGCTTGTTGAGCGCTCCGGCCGGGCGGCCACCCTTGGTGGGATTGTTTGGGTCCTTCGCCCGCGACTTGCGTTTGTACGGCTCAGGGGATTTGGAAATGTCGGCAAAGTTGAATGGCTTATCGGGGGGCGTCGTCATGCCGGTACCGCGGCCTCTTCGGGTTGATGCTCAGGCCTGGCCACGCGCTCGGCCTTGACCTGCTCGAAGGTTTGCCCGTCGAGCGTGGCCTGCTCGCCGGTGAACGCCTGCCAGCGCAGCACCGCAACGTCGACGTAGGCGGGATTGATCTCGAGCGCGCGGCAGGCGCGCCCGGTCATCTCGGCCGCAATGATCGTGGTGCCCGAGCCGACGAACGGATCGTAGAGGACATCGCCGGCGGCCGAGTTGTTCTCGATCGGCCGCTTCATGCACTCGACCGGCTTCTGCGTGCTGTGACCGTGCCCACTGTCCTCGCGCGCCGGGATCTGCCACAGCGTCGTCTGGCTGCGGTCGCCAAGCCAGTGCCCGGTGGCGCCCTTGCGCACCGCATACCAACACGGCTCGTGCTGCCAATGATAATCGCCGCGCGAGAGCGCAAAGCGATCCTTCGCCCAGACGATCTGCGACCGGACTTCGAAGCCGGCCGCCTCAAGCGAGGCCTGCACGGTGCTCGCGTATTTTCCGGCGTGCCAACAGTATGCGGCATCGCCCGGAAACAGCACCCACGCCTCGCGCCAATCGGCGCGATCGTCATTGGCAACATCGCCCATCTTGCCGCGGTTGTTATTGACGCCGGCCTCGGCTCGCCACTTTGGATTGTAGTCGACCCCATAGGGCGGGTCGGTCACCATGAGATGCGGCGCCGAGCCGCCGAGCGCGAGCGCCACATCACCGGCGTTCGTGGCATCGCCGCAGACTAGACGGTGGTCCCCGAGCAACCAAACATCGCCCGGCTTGCTGACCGGAACCGCAGGCGCCTCAGGCACCTCGTCGGGATCCGTCAACCCCGCGTTGGCTGGATTAAGGAACGACGCCAATTCCGCATCACCGAACCCAAGCAGCGGCAGCTCAAACCCGTGCAGCTTCAACTCGCCGAGCTCGAGCTGCATGAGCTCCTGATCCCAACCGGCGAGCAGCGCGACCTGGTTGTCGGCAATTCGTAACGCGCGTTTGTCGTCGTCGGACAACCCACGCTGCATCACCACCGGGAACGTCTCGAAGCCAGCCTTGATCGCCGCCAGCCGCCGGCCATGCCCCTTGAGGATAACGCCGGCCTCGTCGACCACGATCGGCTGGTCCACGCCGTAGCGCAGCATGAGGTTGGCGAGCAGCTCGATCTGCTCGTCGCTGTGCGTGCGCGCGTTCTGCGGATACGGCGTGATAGCGGCCAGCGGCCGGGTCTCGACGTGCGCGGCCGGCTGTGCCTTCGTTTCCTTGGCTATTTTACTCGGGCCGCGCTTCACGGTGGTTCACCTATCCGGCACACGGGCTACCCCGGCTTCAAAGGGGCGCGGGCGTCCATGCGTTGGTTTGCGCTGGCCGCTACCCACCTAGCGCGCCGGCGCAAAACGCACCAGCGGCCATTTGTGGGCGTTTCACGTGAAACATGAATCCGGGGAATATTTGGAAACGCGCGCCGCGCGGTCGAGGGACGTGGATTTTGGCCCTCAATAGATGCGAGGAATGGAAACCAACAACAATGTAAAGAAACCAATGCACGCGACCGATGGAACTTTGATTGATCGCGACTTGCGACTAGTAGCTTGGATTGACGCGCACCGCAATAGGTAGCTCTGCGGATTGGATGATATCGCCGACCCCGAGCTCGATGCGGGTTTCGCGGCCAAACATTTCGAGCAGGACGATTTCGCGGGCGCGCGGGCTCATGCCCTGGTAGATCGCGTTGAAGCCACAGAACGATCCCGAGTTAATCCGCACGCTCTGGCCTGGCTTGAACACCCTCGACTTCGGTGGTTTTGGTAGTCTTACCAAACCGTTGCGCATGGTGGCGCCCTTGATTTTGTCGATTTCGGCGTCCGGGCAGCGTGCCGGATGATCGCCGGCCATGATCAGGCCGAGCACGCCGATGGTTTTGGTTATGACCCGCCAGCGGTCGACGACCCGCACGAACAGGTAGCTGGGAAACAGCGCCACGATGCGCGGCGTGCCGTTGATGTGGATCCGAATCCGCGGGGCGTAGATCTCAAAGCCTTCGCTGGCGATGCGGATCCCGACGGAGGTTTCCCTCTGCGAGACGGTTTGCGCCACAGCCCAAAAGGTCATGGGCTTTGCCTTTAGCGCGGCAGCGGCGAGCGCGTCAAATTTCTGGGGCGCGAATACCAGGGGAACCCGACCCAAAGGAAGTCGGGTATTCCACACCCGACCTTCTTCCTTT